CGACCTGCCGGTAAGGAGTCTGAGTAACATCTATGATATTAACGGTGTGATAATCAAGGCCAACGCCTTCTGAACAATCTACGGTGGCAATATACAAACGACCTTCTTTTGGTTGCTCATAAATGTCCAGACATTCTTCTTGCCATGGTGGGTCACGAAATGCCAATGACCTCAATTTAGCACCAGTAATCAGAGTAGCAGAAGAACCAATAAACTCCGTTTCAAACTCTTGGCGAAATTGTTCTTCAGATGTATTACGAATTGTTTCTTCTTTCCATCTTGCATCACGGCCTGGTACCATAGACCAATGAACTTCGATTGGTTTATACAAACTGCGTTTCTCTGTGGCATCCACCCACATCTTATAGAAGTGATTAAGGCCGCAAGGTGTAGAAACAATAATAACTTTTGAAGTTTGACCAGAAGAAATAACTGGATAGGTAGATGTAAAGAACTCGTCTGCCATGTTCTTAGGTACGAAAGCAAATTCGTCTAAGAAAATTAGATTGTATGTACCGCCTCGAACACCAGCTGCAGATGTTGCGTAAGCATATATTTTTGAACCATTCTCTAGTTCAATATTTCTTTTATTCCATGTGATGATACCTTGTTGTAGCCACAATGGAAGATATTCATAAGCCTTTTGAACCCTAGAAAGAATCTCTTGTGCTAATTGGCCTTTGTTAGCAAGAATAGCAATATTGTATTCTTCTTGGAATAAAACACACCACAACATATAACCAACTGTTGTAGTAGTTTTACCAACCTGTCGAGGCATTTTACAGATAGAGAAACGATTGGCATGAAAGTCACGCACCATTTCTTCTTGAAAATCCCACATGTCAAAAGGTACAAGACCTTTGTCCACATTGACAATCTTTACATAGTTTTTGATAAAGTAAACAGGATTAGAAGCACACTTGATAAACTCTTGTGCTTCTTCTTCAGTAAATGATATAGTAACTCCAACCCTTTTTAGGTTGGAATTTCCCAAATAACCATCGTTCATTTATTTTGTGATGCTACGAAGCATCCATTGGTGTTTACTATGAGTATCAATACGACCAGCTAAAAAATCAGCAAGACCTTGTTTATCAAATTGATCTGCTAATTTAAAAGCAACATTTAGAGTGGCAAGAACTCTTTCGTTATCAGTCATTAAACGGCGAGCCATTTCTACACCTGCAGGCACAGAAGTTTCATCTTCAATCTCTGATAGTTCCATAAAACGAGTGAAAGAACCTGGTGCATATGTGTCTAAAGAACGAATTTGTTCGGCAATTGGATCTACCGCACCATGTAGTTCTTCATAAAGATTACCAAAGAATTCGTGATATTGTGGAAAATTAGAACCTTCCACATTCCAATGATAGTTGTGAGCTTTGAGGTATAATGCAAAAGTATCTGCAAGAACCTTCTTCATTATTTCTTGTAAAGTTTCCATGGTTTTATTTATTTTCTTTCAATTGTTTAAGTAATTCTGCTGTAGATCCAACAAATACAGCTTTATCTATGTTCAAATTTTGAGTATTGTTTGTGGTCTTTGGTTGTAAATCTTGTTTGCGTTTCTGTACCTCTAACAAATCTTTATTCATATCTGCAAGGTTTTTCAACATACCTGCAACTACCTCAAATGCTCTTGGATGGTCAGATTGTTTGGCAACAGAAATAATATGGTCTGCTGCATCATTACCTTTTTCAATTAAATCACGAAGGTTTTGCCTGGCAAATTCAGCATCATCTTCTATTGAATCTTTTACTTCTATAATCTCTGAGGTACAAGCACTAATTGGTGCTATTTCTAAAGCTTCAGATAATTTTTCATTTAATTTTTTCATATTAAAGTATTAGGCCATTCTGTAATAGTATCTAAAAAACCAAAGTCATCATCAGGTGCCGTATTGGCAGGAACTGCTGTAGTTACAATAGCAACTGATTTAAGTGGAGAAATATCAACTGAATTAATAGTGTATGATGCGCCAGAATAATCACCAATTACAATATCATTTGCTTTTAATAATTGATCTAACTCATTAAGTATTAATATACCAGAAGAAGTATTACTAAAATAAACAACTTTACCAGTTATTTCATTTGATCCGTTTCTATCAACACGAACAGTTTCGCCTGTGGTATAAAAATTATTTCCGGCACCGTAATTTACAAAAACTTTTTGAGCATCACGATTTTGTGTATCAATAAAGATGTTTGTATTAGCAGAACCATAACGACCAGTTACAGAACTATAAGCACCAATAATTGAGGTGTTGCCTGTTACTGCTGGCCACATATAACTTTTAACAGTAAATTCTAAATCCCACATTATTAATCTAGTTGTACCATCACTTAACCCACCTTCATAATCGGTTGTTGTATTAACTGAATTCAATATGATTGGCATATCATATTTCTGTTCCATACCTGGAATCATGTCAACCGTAACAGTAAAATCTGGTTTAAAAAATGGAAGTATTTGTTCAACTATTTGTGTGCCATCATCTGTATTACGAACAAAAATGGACATTGAAAAATTAAAATCATATGGTATAGGTGCATACTGCGAATCTAAACGACCACTAGAATTTTTAGCAAAGTTTTTTATTAGTGATTGTTGTTTGCGGCTATTATCATATGACATGCCAGTAAGTTCAAATGTAATTCTTGGTACTGATACAGCAATGGTTTTAGTTAAAGTTGGATCAGAAGTAATTTGTGTTAGCCAACGTTCTTTTGATCCATAAGTTAAAGGTACTTTAAAGATTTCGTACTTTGTTGTACCATCTTTAGAGTATCTTTGTATTTGAATATCGTTAAAAATTGTACCAAAAGCTACAACAATTTTACGAATAGAACGATTATAGTATTGAGCTTTACCTAACATTATGGTTCACCAAATGGGTTAGTTTCTGTGAAGTCAATAATACCATCAGATTCGGCTTCTATTCTTTGATTATCCATTATATCTTCAAATGCAGTATTCATGTATGCGGTATCGTTTACAGACAAAACTGTCCAAGTAGCACTACTTGTATTTCCTTTTATTGGTGAACCTGCATTAAATGTTCCCTGTGTTAACACTATATCAATATGAGTGTTTGGAGAAAAATCATATACGATAGCTTGTGCTGTTGCATATTCTAAATTAGCTCCCTGATAAACAATTTCTTCGTTGACAAATTTACCACTACCACCAGCTGATAATGATATTTTTGTTTTTGGGTAATAAGAACGAACTTGATCGTCTATTTCAGGAATACCGACTTCAATTATTTCATTAGAGAATACATATTGTTTTAATTTTAAACCATAAACATAAACATTACCGCCTCGACCCCGACCTAATGTATAGAACATAGCTTGGTCATTTTCATGTTCAACAAAAGTTATTTCAAATAAATTTTTAAAAAGAGGAATGTATATTAAATCGCCTTCTAATGGCCGAACCATAGGTATTGTTGCTTGAAATCTTCGGCGAGAAACAAGAAATTGAGCTTCATCACGAATCTCTAAACCAAATTTAGAAATGAAATCTTGTTCACCATCCATACCAGTCACATTTTCCAAATACATTTCGATTGGATATGCATTGATATATTGTTTAAGTGTATCTTCGCCAAATAGATAATCAACGCTATCTCTTGTTGAGCGAGGAAGATACCAAACATCCATACCATATATTTTCATGGACTCTATAACCAAATCTTCAATGAGCAATTGCTCAGAAGTTATTTGGCTAGAAGGATATGGATTGAAATAAAAGTTGGTTGCCATTTATTTTAACCTGTAATTATCTCACTTGGCAAGCTGTTGAACTGGTATAAATCTTCTTCTACTTCTTTAATTTCTGCTCTAGCTTCTTCTGCAATACGAACACCATCTAATGTTACACCACCAGGCATTTGTACTCCAGAAAACTTAGAAAGATTATTACCCCATTGAAGTTTAATTAAAGCAGTAGCATACTTTTTAAGAAAACGATCATTCCAAACATCTGCAATTCCCGTAACTGTTGCTGTCGTAACTAAAACATTTGATGCTACAGGACTTTGTAACTCTAAAGTTGTTGGTGAAATAATTTTTTTAACTTGTTTTGATTGGCCATTAATTATAATAAAATCATTTTCTAATAATTCTTGGTCAAAAATAGTGCCTGTTCCAGTTACAGTATTTGCGGTTGTATTTGCAGACATTGTGCCAGTTAAAGTTACTGTATCTGGTCGCATAGCTCTGTAGCATTTCACAATTACATAATCGCCAACTTCTAAATCTCTAGACCAATCTATGTCTAAAAATACTTTATTTTGTTTACGATTAAAACGAAATTGTGGTGTGCCGGCAAATAATAATTGTAATGAACGAAGGTGTTGCATGGTAATTTCATATGACACATACGATACAGATGTGAAATCATAGAGGTCATGCAAACGTAATTGATACCGTAAATCAAACATATTGATTGATGAATTTGAATCATCAATTGGAAATACCGCAGTCACAAAGATTACTGAATCAGGACAATATATCCAACCACGCTGAATATCTTCTGCCGATATACGGTGTTTCATAAACATTTCTTCTACGCCATCAAAATGATAATCTTCAAAAAATTGAAGTGCATCATCAATACGATCTTCTACCTGGTCATCATCAACATTAATGTCAATAACTGGCCAACCTAAACGGCGTAGGCAATAATTTTTAAATGTTGCTCTTGTTGTAGGTTTAGCCATTTTTTATGTTATTCCTTTAATAAAATATGTTGTTCTTTGTCCAGGTGATATGTCAATAATTTCAGTATTATATTCACTTGTAAAAGATAAAAGGCTTGGAGAAGTTATAGAACCACCATTAATTAAATTTTGACCTAACATACCATCTTGACTTGTACCCCAACCCCACAAAGTACCATTTGTTTTTAATCCAAACGCAGACCATCTAGTAATTTTTACAGTTTTCCAATCTGTGCTTGTTCCAATTTGAGTAGGAGATGACCTATGAATTCCTGATACATTAACTAGAGAAGTAGTGCTGTCACCCCAAGCCCAAAGTGTTCCATCTGTTTTAATAGCCAAAGTTGTTCTATAAGAACAACTAACATGTCGCCAATTTGAATTAGAACCAACTTGAGTTGGACTTGATCTATCTAAAGTATTTCCACTTCCAAGTTGACCGTAAGAATTCTTTCCCCAAGTATATAGATAACCGTCCCTTGTTATTGCAGCCGAAAAAGCCTCTGGTTGACTTGAATCATGTCCTACGGATATGAATGACCAATTATTATTTGCACCAACCTGAGTTGGTGAGGATCTATAAGGCCCAAGACCAATTCCAGAATCATTTAAACCTAATACTCCAGTAACATCTTCTCCCCAAGCCCATAGTGTTCCATCTCGGCGAATAGCTAAACAACCTCCATTATCAAGACCAGTACCAGTAACTACTGGCGCAATAGAACTCCAAGTAAAAGTATTACTTCCTATAGTTATTGGTGAAGTTTTATTTACAGTAGTGTTATCACCTAATTGTCCTCTACCATTTCTTCCAGAACCCCATAGTACATTATTATTATCTATAAGGTACATGCTGGTTTCTGCTGCAGCAACTGTTTTCCATTTGTAGTCTGTACCAACTATAACTGGAGTGCTGGTGCTGAATCCTGCTGGAGGATATACATATAATGTAAATCCCCAAACCCACAAAGAACCATCGGTTTTAATACCTACACCCCAGGAGAAATTTTCATCATTTTCTTGTAATTTTTTCCAAGTTGAAGAACTTGTTGAAAATATTTGAATAGGAGAAGAACGACTGGCGGTATCGGCTGTACCTAACAAATTATTATTATTGTAACCCATACCCCAAAGTTCTTGTGCTGTAAAAGGAACTCCATATATTAATGATGTGCTTGCGTTGGCTTTTTGCCTAGCAACAGAATCAGCACTTCCAGAATTAGCAGAATTAAAAGCTGCATTAGCATGATTCCAAGCAAATGTTATATTAGTATTCTGAGTAGCATTTACTGTATTAGAATAAGCAGCTGCACTATTAGC